TTAAATGCAGATATTACTGCATCGAAGAAATCATCTTGGCCATATACACCAAAAGGCACCCATGAGTAACGGGTTTTTGTGTCTTCATTGATAACCGGTAATTGGTTATTGTTAACATTTATGATTGCAAAGTTTTGTTTTTTATTCATATTAGTTGTATATTACATATTTGTTTTCTGAGACATGAGATACTTCATTACCATCCAAAGGAATCTGATTTTCATAAATTGATTTATCGATTGATTGAGAATGGTAGACTTGTACCGAACCATGCCATATTGAACCGCTTGAGTTATATAAAGTTGCTCTATACTCACTACCAACAACTGCTCCACTTATACTTGCAGTAAAAGCTAAGATGCTTTCATAACCAGAATATGATGCAGATGATAAGGATGCAGTAAAAGAATTTAACCCCATCATATCAGTTAAACTCATAGTAAATGAGTTAGAACCCGTTGGTTCAGTTCTAATAGTGTATGAGTTGGATTGAGAGATATAATAGGCCAGCATTATCTATGTGTTTAGTAATAATAACACTTATTTTCGTTTAAATAGTTAAAACAAAAAAAGGTATCCATATAGGATACCTTCTTATTATTACGTTATACTGAAGATTTAATTAACTTCCGTAAACTACTGTATAGTTTGATGTTAAACCACCTAATGGAGAAGTTGTGTTTGAACCAGATAAGAATGAAGCTGGTAACTTTTCTTGACCTTGGAAAGTAACACTATAGCCATATAAATCACCTAGTGCTCCACCTGTCTGAATTGTTCCTGCAGTCACATCACATCCTTCTTTTTCTCCTGCTAAAAGTGCATCACCATTCAATGTCCACAAGATGATTTGAGGACGACCATAAGCCATCAACTTCAATTGTGTAGTCATTTCATTAGTTAACTTCTTTAAGTTCAATGTTAATTCTTGAGAGAAGAAGGTTGTACCATTTTCTCTTGACGTATTAACTGTTTCAGTATACGCACTTGTTCCTTTTAATTCATAATAATACAAAGTACTACCTGAAGGAACTGCTGTTACTTCGCCATCACCATTTTTAGTAAATGAGCCTGTTGTGTAATTGATAAAGTAAACTCCTGCAAGTCCACCTACCGATTCTTTACAAACCTCATTTCTACCTTTTGATACTTGACAATTTAATCCTGTTAGTGCCATAGCTGTTGTTTTTTATTTTAAGTTATTAAAAAGGGTGAGTTTCTGTTTTTAAGATACTCCCCACCCTTGTTATATTTTATTAGTATGCTCCGTAGTATACAATATCGCTACCGATACCGAACTGAACACCTGAAGTAAATCTCATGATGATACGATAGTTCTGAGAACCGTCGATGTCTGCCATATCGATTACTTTCACTTGATTGTAGTCAGATAACAAACCAGTTCCGAAGAATAAGTTTGATTTTTGTGCTGCTACAACTTTGTTATCACTCATACCAGGGCAAAGAACAACGTCAATACCATTGTAGTTGTAAGGTTTTTCTCCGATAGCAAATTGATTTTGGTAACCATTTGCACCGATGTTAGTAACTGTTGTACCTAAAGTAGTTGAAGTACCACCTGTTGCTTGTTGCCATGCTCTTGCTACTGAAGTACCTACATATAAAACTAAATCTTGCTTACCATAAACTGTTGCTGGAACTGTTTGTACGATAGAATCGAATTTAGCAATAATGTTTGCTGAGGTAATTGAACCTGAGATAACTGATGAAGAACCACCTGTTTGTCTTGCTGGTAATACACCTGTTGATGCTGCAATAGAAGCAGAGAATAAGTTCTCAAAACCATTGAAAGTACCAGTTGATGCTAAACCTTGCCAGATGTTTGTTTCTGTTGCTTCTGCAACTTTTCCGCCAATGTATGATACCAAATAGTCATTGAATGATTTTGGAATTTCATCAAACGCAGAAAAACCTAAGTTTAGGGCTTCCCATGAGTTTAAGAAATCTTGCTTACATAATTGTACGTTTACTTGTAACTCTGTTGGAGTTAAGACTTGTTCAGAGATTGTTACTGAACCTGAGTTTGTTTGGAAATCACAAGATGCTGCGTTAACTAAGTTAGCAACTGTTAATTTTTGGATAACTGATTTGTACTTCACGTTTGGCATGATAGTAACCAATTTCTTATCCAATGTGTTTGCACTTAACAACGCTGCTGCGATGTATCCCGAAGCTGCCTCACCTGCGTATGTTCCGCCAGAGATAGTTGGGTTTGCGAATTTTTGAATTTTGTTCATTTTGTTTTCTTTTTGAAATTAATAATTTTATTTATAAAGTTTAGATAAGAATGTAGATTGTAAATCTGCTTTATTCTTACCGAAGTTTTTATTGTTAGTTTGTGATGAGAACTTCATAGCTGAATCAGTTGGAGCACCATCTAATTTTGGTAACTCTTCTTCTTCTTCTTTTTTCATTTCGATACCTTCTTCTTCCTCAACTACTTCTTCATCTGTTGGTGGGACCATTGCCTCTTCCATCTTAGCTATTTTCTTTTCCATTTCTGAAATTCTATATGCTAATTTAGTGTAAGTCATTTCTTCCTCTGCACCTTCTCCGATTGGAGTTTCATCTTGTGGAATTGGTTGTTCAGTTTCAGTCTCTTCTGCTGCTTTAACTGAACCTTGTGTTCCATCTTTTACTTCCCCTTTCAAATCTGGTCTTACGTTTTCTTTATCTTCGTTGCCTGATTGAGGAATCTTTTCTACTGGAACCATTTCCAATTCAACGTTTTCTCTTTCTACGATAACACCATCTTTAGTGATTACTTTGATAAGAGTTTCAACTCCTTCAGAATCTTTTAGGGATAGTTCGTGAGTACCATCTGGTGCTGGAGTTTTAGTTCCATCTTCTGCAACCACTTCTACTGGCTCACCTACATCAAATGTTTTTGATTCAACGATTGTACCGTCTTTTAATTTTGCGTAAGTAAATGTTACCTCTTCTTCTAAGTTAAGGATACTCATTATTTTACTTAATACTGTTTTTGAATTCATATCTTTCGAGTTTGTATATGCTATAATAACATATGTGTTTAATAAAATAGTTATTTTTTGTTTATAATTTTTATGTCTTTTCGAATACACCATCACTATTGAAGGTATGGAATGTATAACTACCTGATGTTGAAACTGTTCCACCTGTAGCTTGTTGTGGTCCTTCATAACGAATTACTACTACACCACTACCACCTGCACCACCACCACCATAGTTTGGTGCGTTGTTATATGAACCACCACCGCCACCACCACCGGTGTTTGCAGTACCTGAAGAACCTCCCTTACCACTTGTTCCATATGCAACCGAACCTCCACCACTACCACCACCACAACTTCCAGATGTTAGGGTTGCACCTGTACCTGAGTTAACTCTTGCTTGACTTCCACCACCACCACCTGCTCTACATATTCCATCATACCAGAATGAACCACTACCACCATTACCTACTCCAGTTACTTGTGACCCGATTGGATTAAATAATACACTACTACCTGAACTTGCTGAACCTCCACCACCTGCACCACCTCTACTATCGTTATCAGCACCACCAATACCACCATCATTACCTTGTCCTGATATACCTAATCCGAATGGAAAAGATGTTCCACCTGAGTTACCACCAGCAGAACCACCATCTTTACCTACACCACTAAATACTCCACCACCACCTCCACTAGCAGATACGCTATTGAATATAGAACCAGAACCATTATTACCAGATTGTGTTGTAGCAACTGCTCCACCTGTACCTCCTACTCCGATTACTACTGGATATTGTGTTCCTCTATATAGAGTTGCACTACCACTAATTAAACCACCTGCTCCTCCACCACCTCCGTAACTAGCACCTCCACCTCCACCAGCTACAATTAAGTAGTCAACGAATATAGCAGAAGGTTGATTGAATCCGAAGTTGTGTTGTAATCCCATTATATCATATTTTTAGCTGATACTACAAACATATTAGATGCGTTCGTTGATGTTAACGAAAGTACA